GCAATGGATAAGCGCGAGAGACTTAAGGACAAGGAGAATACCAAGAGATGAGTTTGACCATCTTGCTCTTGATGGTGTGGTGGTTGGGTTTGATGAGACTTTTAACTCTGTTGGTAAGAAGGGTGAGCAAGTTGCAGCAATGCAACCAGGTGACATCACACAACCAGCGGGTTTCACGATAAACTGTAGGTGTGCGGTTGGGTTTATCCCAAAGCGTGATGCAAATGGTCGACTTATAATGAAACCTAAAACTAATGGAGTTAGTACAGGAATAATTAATAGTCAAAATATTGTAAATCAACAAATTGTTCAAAATAAACCAGAAACTAAGCAAGATTTAGAAAAAAGTATACAAGATTTATTTAATAATAATAGTAATTTAAGAGTTAAAAAAGTAAATTTATCTGATAATTTGAACATTGAACAATTAAAAATAAGGAGAAACACATTAGAGTCACTAACAAATGAGTATAAAATATCATCTGCAATTGATAAAAATTACGAAACTATTGTTTCATTTAATAGCACTAATAAATCTTATGGATTTATAAGATGCTCAACAAATGGAAAAATAATTTACGATGCAAATTTTGGTGATAAAAATGATTTTTCAAAAAATAGAACTTTTGATGAGAATTTTAAAGGTATAAGATTTAAGAGTCGTGTTGATGAAAAGAATTTAGATATAGCAACAACTGTACACGAGTATGGACATTTAATATCTTTAAGACATCAATTAAAGCAATTTAATCCGCCGATTGAAATAGTTAATTACTATAAAGACTTAAAAAAGATTAATAGACTTTATAAAAAAGAACTTAAAGAATTTGATCAAAATGAAGATTATTATAATAGAAATCAAATTTCTTTAGGAGACTACGCAAATACAAATATTGATGAATTTATGGCAGAAGCATTTACAGAATATAGACTAAGTTCAAATCCAAGTAAATATGCAGTTTTAGTTGGTAAATTAATAGATAAATACTTTAAAAAATAAACTATGGAAGCAGTAGAATTGGTTTGTTTTAAATGCAAACCTTTTAAGAGGATTGAAGGAGGTTGTGCAGCTTTTGGTGATGATATTCCAGAGGAGATAACAAGTGGTGAGAATGAGCATAAAGTACCTTTGCCAGAGCAAGATAATGTAATTGTTTTTGAACCAATAGGAGAATAATATGCCAGTAACAAGGTGCGAAAACGGAAAATATAAGATTGGAAATGGTGAATGTATCTATACTACAAGGGAAAATGCCGATGAAGCTTATAGAGCGTATTTGGCAGAGGAAGGAGAGGATGAATCTAAAAACAATAATGCAAAGAGTAAAAATATGATGTATAACTACAAGAGCCTCGGTATGGAGGTTAAGGATGTAGATGCTAAGAAGGGCATCGTTAGTGGTTATTTTAGTGCATTTGGTATGGTTGACTCCGATGGGGATATAATGATGCCGGGTGCTTTTAAGCGTTCAATCCAAGATTGGGGGCCGGGTGGCAAAGGTAGAATTAAGCACTTGCTTAACCACGATCCATCGAAGCCATTGGGTAAGATAATGGAATTGGAGGAGGATAACTATGGGTTAAAATATAGTTCCCAAATTGGGACACATTCTCTTGGCAAGGATTTTGTGAAGATGGTGGAGAGTGGATTGATTGCCGAGCATTCAATTGGCTTTAAAATCCTTAGAGAGCAAAAGAGTGATGATGCTAACCAAATTCACGAGGTTATGCTATTTGAGGGATCATCACTAACCGCGTGGGGAGCAAATGAAAACACACCAATGCTTGGTATGAAAAATATGGGAACGATTGCAGATATACAAGCACAAATAAAATCATTCGAGAAGTTCATTCGTGATAGTGATGTTACGGATGAAACCATCGACCTATGCCTTATTAAAGTCAAACAACTCGCACAAGCACTTGAGATGATGAGTAGCACAGAGGCAGTCATTGAGACACCTTTGCAGCAAAAAGAAGATATAGTGCCAATCGAGTCATTTATTTCAATTATAAACAAAATCTAACAAAATGAGCGATTTAAAACAATTCGAGTCTGCCCTCGAACAAAAATTGGCAGAACAAAAAGCCGAGGTTGCAAGTGTAACCGAGAAGGCTGCAAAGCAATTTGATAGCAAAGTTGAGCAAATCAACGAGCAAATGGAAAAGTCTAACAAGACTATTGCCGAGGCCGTTGCTGAGGTTAAAGAAGCTAAAGCTGCATTTGGTAAGCTTAGTGCAAAAGCTGAGCAAAAAGTTGCAACTTCTTACAACGAGCATATCTTCAACATCAAGAACGAGATTGGTAATGCAATCGAAAAAGGTTGGAACGACATCAAAGCTGCTGCTCGTACCAATGGTAAAGGTTTTAATTTCGACCTTGACCTTAAAGCGGTTGGTACAATGACAATCGGTAACAACCTAACTGGTTCTGTTTACACTTCATATGTAGACAATCCATTTATGAGATCATATGTTAACCCACACCTTCGTAGTGTGTTTAACATCATCCCAGTTTCAACTGGTTCTGTATCTTTCCCAAGAGGTAACACCCCAGTTGGTGAAGGTTCTTTTGGTAAGCAAACAGAAGGTTCTGCTAAGCCACAAGTTGATTACGATGTAACTGTTGTAAACACTGCGTTGTCTTTCATTGCTGGTTATGCTAAGGTATCTCGTCAAATGATTGATGATTTGCCTTTCCTTCAAGCTTATTTGTCTCAATCACTGATTGAAGATTTCCAAAAGGCTGAAGATACTTATTACCTCAATGCTATTGCTGCAAGTGCAACCGCGGGTTCTACCTCTGGTGCAAACACCGCTGAGAAGTTCATTGACTATGTTGCTCAATTGGGCGCATTGAATTGGACTCCTAATCTTGCTTTGACCACTCACGCTGGTTGGGCAGGTTTGTTGAAAACAAAGCCATCTGACTACTCAGTACCTGGTGGTGTTGTTATCGACCAAAATGGTAATGTAAGAATCGTAGGTGTACCAGTTATCCCTCACTCTTTAGTTACCGCATCTAAGATTTATGTTATGGATACATCTAAGTTCGCTATTGCTCAGCAAAGCGGTCTTGCGGTTCGTTCTACAGAGTTCGACCAAGATGATTTCATCAAGAACTTAATCACTTTTAGAGCAGAGGCTCGTTGTGAATTGTTACAATTCCAACCAAGTGCAGCTATCTATGGTGCAATCTAAGTTTTATAAAATTGGGGAGGGAGAAATCTCTCCCCTTTTATTTTTATGAAATATATTATAATTGGGGCAATGGATGGGGTTAGCTTCGACAATATATTTGACAAGCTAACAAAAGATGATGTGGCTTTATTTGTTGAGCCTATTCCTCATCAATTTGCAAAATTGAGCAAGAATGTAGAAGTATTACCTTGCGATGTATTTCTTGAGAATTGTGTGATTAGCGACAAGGTTGAGGATATTATAATGGCTTATATGCCTGACGAGAGAATACATCCTCAAGATGATTATTTAGCTGGATGTAGTAGTGTTATAAAATTTGGAGTACCACTCAATAGGTATTTAGCCAAGATTGAAGATTTAAGTTACCACAAAAGCAAGTCTATAACATTTGACATTTTATGCAAAAAATATGGATTTGATGAGGTTGATTATGTGCAAGTAGATTGCGAAGGCTATGACCAAGTGATTGTCGATAGTATTGACATAGCAAAATATAAAATAAAAACATTGAAATTTGAGACTCATTATGTAAATGATGAGTTTTTAACATATTTTGAAAATAAAACAAAGCCAACTAAGATAACAAGATTAGAGGCTGACATACTTTATGAATATACTATTTAGCATACACTTATATCCTCCAATGCATAATTGTGGCGCGGAGTATATGGCTCATTCAATAGCCAAACACTTGCAAAGCAAAGGGCATCAAGTTAAAGTTTTACTACATCAAGCTAACCATTATCGCATTACAAATAATTACAATTTTGACGGGGTAGATGTTTTCCCTCCAAACCAAAATGTTATAGATGGCTTGATGAGGTGGTCAAACGCAGTAATCACTCATTTAGATTATACGCATTGGAGTATAGGAGTTACAAACCTATATAAAAAGCCTTTATTTCATTTAATACACAATTCGCACAAGTACCCAGAGATTATAAACGCTCAAAATACACAATTCGTTGTGTATAATTCCAAATGGATAAAAAGCGATTTAAACTACGAATGGGATAACTTTACACTTACTCCTCCCGTTGATTTTAGAGACTACGACTTGGGATTGGATAGCGAAGCGAATGAGTATATCACACTAATTAATCTCAACGAGAACAAAGGCGGTAAGATATTTGAGCAAATTGCAAGGGCATTGCCTTATAAGCGGTTTTTAGGTGTTTTGGGAAGCTATGATGAGCAAATAATACCAAAGCTTGAAAATGTGAATATAGTGCCAAATTCAGCCTCTATTAAGCCTATATATGGTATGACAAGAATCTTGTTAATGCCAAGCAAATACGAGAGTTGGGGGAGAACGGCTACGGAGGCAATGTCAAACGGCATACCAGTAATTTGTAGCGAAGCGGATGGGTTAAAAGAAAACTGTGGCTATGCTGGTATTTTTATAAAAAATCGTGATAATGTTCAAAGCTGGATTGAGGCAATTAAGAAATTGGATGATAAAAAAACGTATTCCGATGCTTCAAGAAAGTCCAGAAAAAGAGCGCAAGATCACGACCCAAGCAAAGCACTTGATGAATTTGAGGAGTGGATGCGAGAAAAGGTTAATAAATATTATAAATAATGGCGATTTATATAAACGGGGTTAGCATTCTTGCGGATGCAGTTGTGGAGCCAGTTAGTCGCACCGATGCAAAAAATTGGATGCGTATTGACTACACAACGGACGATAATTTAATTGATGATTTAATTGTTGCCGCAAGGGTGCATCTTGAAAAATTAACTGGTAGGTCTTTGACAAATAAGCTTATTAAGTCATTTGTTGAATGTACGGGGACAACCCCAGAGGTGTGGAT